CTACCGTGTTAATAAGATTTTCTGCAAGTGTTAATGTAGTAATTCCAGAGACGATGGGTGTAGCACTATTTATTGTGTAATAGGTATCTGCCATATTGGCAGTCGCCGTTGCAGTATTGATTCCACTCTGAGGTCCAGAGATAGTAATTGAAGGTGTGGAATCGTATTGACTTCCACTACTAATGATAGAAATAGACGTTACAGCACCATTTTCAATACTGGCAAATGCAGAAGCAGTTTCTCCGTTTGGACCTGCTGGAGCATCAATAGTAACTGTTGGTGCTTGAGTATATCCAGTTCCACCAGACCCAACAGTAATAGTTTCAACGGACTTGTACAGTTCATCAAAATAAACAATCTGTCCATCATATGGACGTGTTTCACCAGTTCCAACATTGATGGTTACATTGTCCTGTGCTGCAGCAGCAGATGATGTAACTGTACCAATAAACTGCTCAGGACCTTTCCCATCAGCAACTAAACCAAGAGTTCCAAAACTACAATTACTATTTGCCAGGTCTGCCTGTCCACCTTTATGAACTGTGATTGCTTTATCGCAACAAATAGTAAACACAGAAACTAACTGAGCATATCCCTCATTAGTAACAGCAACTCCAACTCCACCTTGATTATACTGAGTGAAGGCATCAACGTTCATAGATTTAGTTTTGACTGCCTTGTCACCATCAATATAAATGCCAGTTCCAGTAGTAGTATCACTGGTGCAGTTTTGAATGTATGGACCCTTCCATTTTCCACCACCAACATTGGTTGCTCCTGCTGATGGGAAAGCAACTGCTGCTGCTGGTGCAATATGACCAGAGAAAGTCATGTTTGCAAGTTTACAACCTTTATTTACGTGGAAGATATCACTGGTTGTTGTACTTGGAAGAACCTTGACTGTTCTTAAATCATCACCAACAACAGCAGTAAACGCGGGAAGTTCAATTGGATTAGATTCTACGTAATTACCAGAGAGAACTTTAATAGTCGTTCCTGATGTTGCTGCTCCAACTGCTCCAGCAATTGTCAAGAACGCATTATCAATAGATGTTCCATTATTACTATCACTACCATCTTTAGCAACATAAAGAACATTTGGTGCTGAGTTAATACCAGTTGCAGAAGAGTTGATAGTAACATTATCACCAAGCACAACTTCCGAGTTGGTAATCGTAACAAGACCAACAGTTACATTATTATTATCACCATCGATCGTGACAGAGGCAGTACCAACTGTCAGAATACCAGTGACTCTTGCATCACCCTGAACTAAAAGTGCTGTAGTTGCAGTTCCAGTATTTACTTCTATTCCACTTCTAAAGGTGCTAAGACCTAGAGAGTCAACGTTCTTGACATCCTCATATGTGATTGTCCCTGCAACATTGACATTTCCAGTTGCCTCAATATTACCAACAACATAAAGTGTTGCATCTGACTTAGCAGTTGTAGTGCCAATACCGACGTTTTTAGTGGTGCTAACTCCGACAGAACTAGATGCCCATGTTCCACCAGCACCTACTCCACTATTAACAACAGTTTTCCATTTAGATACTGAAGCATCATATTGAAGAATGTAATTATCAGCAAGACCAGAAATATCAACGTCATCAAGATCTTTAACGAATCCTGCACCACCACCACCAATAGTAGCAATCTGTTGTTGAATTCTATTGATGAATAATCTGTAATGACTTGAAAGATCATCAAGTGTTGCAAACTTCTGATCCATTGGAGTTAATGGATCACTTTGACCATCTATGGATTCTGTTTCACTTGGAGGTTCATTGAGTAAACCTTCTTGAATGTTTTGAAGTTCTTTTTGTTCTTGCTTAATTGTTTTGACAAGATCAAAAAGTTCTTTGATATCAGACTTTACATAATCAATATCCGTATCATAGTACTTTACTTCAGGAAGATTTGTAATCTCATCTCTTAACTCAGAAAAATACTTAAGAAGAAGTTCATCTGTTTTAACACTTTCTTGACTTACTTCTTTAAGTTCTTCTTTAATACTTTCTTTTAACTTATTATATTCTCCAAGAATTTGTTTCTTTAACTTGCGATCATCGTCTTTAAATTCTTTGTGATATTCCCAAATTTTCATTGAGGAACTACGGAGTTCCTTCCAAATTTTATCCTTCTCTTCTCCTATCTTAGTATCAAGATCTTTTACCTCAGTGCCAAATTGAACTCTATTTTCAAAGTGCTTGACTTCATTCTCTTCAATTAATTTTTTAATATCAAGTTTGACGTGTTCTTTTAAAGTATCGATCGTATCATTTACTTTGATAAAATCATCATCAATTACACTAAATGTCTTTCCAATCCACGAAAAGTCAGGAACCTCATTTACTTCATTTACCCACTTAGGAAACTTAGGAATAGATGCTTTTACTGCATCGATAGCCTCACAAATTGCTTCGATCTCAGCATCGTAATATTTGACCTCTGGTAAGTTTGCTACCTCAGTTTGAAGATTATCAATTCTATCTTCAATAACATCAACTTGTTCATCATAATATTTGACTTCAGGCAGATCTTTAATCTCTGATCTTACGAGATCAATCTGTTCACAGATTGCCTCTACTTCTTTCTCGTAATACCTTACCTCAGGTACTTCAGGGATCTCTTCTCTTACTTGAGAGATCTGCTCAGCAAGTTCTTCAAGTTCTTTGTCGTAATACTTTATTTCTGGAATGTCAGGTATATCTGCTCTGACATCATTAACCATTTTGACCAGTTCTGGCCAAGGTGGTACTATATCCTGTACTTCTGCAAATGTATTTCCGTCTGCGTCTTCTATGGTTTGAGTACTTTCTTCTATCTCAATATAATCTTCAACAGAAGGGAGTTCCTCTGCATTCTCTTCTGTAATAAAATCATCTACCGAAGGCAAATTATCTTTGTCTTCAAAAAAATCCTCATATGAGGGCAAGTCCTTGGACATTTTATTAGTAACCTTAGTACTTCGGGATTTCTCTCCCTTTCATATTATTTAGGATCTTCTTTCAGTCCGTCTTTTAACATCTTAGCAAGGTCTGCGGTTGATCCAACAAACAACGCATTATTGACTGTTGATGGTCCTTTGACTTTTTCTTCTGCCTCAACATCCTTCAGTTTCTTTTGCAGATCTAATAATTTATCTGTTGCATCAGCAACGTTTTTAATTAACTGACCAGCAACTTCATATGCTCTTGGCATCTCACTTTCTTGAGCAAGTTCAAGAACACCGTTGAGAGCTTCTTGTCCCTTTTCTATGATAGAGTAAAGATTACCTCTGGTATATTCGTAATCTTTTTTTATATCATCAACACCTTCTTTGACTTTTTCAATTTTACTCTCAACAACCTCTGGTTTGATAACGTCACCAGAGGTATTGAATGTGTCATTTAAATCGTCAAAGTTTTTTGTCATTTTCATCAGAACCCACCACTAAATCCAAAGTCATCTCCAACTTCAATCAATGCATTATCAGCAGCATTGATAATAAAGATTTCTTCTCCTACTAAGTGATCTGTAATGGTGGTTCCATCTTGACCTCTCTTCACGTTGAGTCTATTTCCAGTTATCTTCGTGATGAAGATTTCCTCTCCATTGAGATCAACATAGGTATTAGCAGTAAGTCCACTGGCATCGGCAACGTTGAATGCTGTTTTTGTTTTTGTAATATCCTCTGCCAGTGTTGTTGCTGCATCTCCAGTGTAGTTCTTGATTGCTCTTGGTTCGACCGAGTAAGTAACTTCTCTGGTAGAATTTGTAAGATCTGTTCCAGTAAGATAACTGACTGTAGCCTTTTTGATGATATCCTTGGTTGCAGCAGATGCAGGACCAAACAGATATGTTTTTGCAGTAAATCTTAAAGTATAAAGGAGAACTCTTCTGCTAGTAAAGTCTCCCTCATAGTCATCCTGCATGGTGATGTTTTCCAGGACAACAGGAATATCTCTCTTTTCTTGTAGTGCTTCAACCAGTTCTACGGTGACGTTATATGCGGGTTGAAAGAATGGTAAAATTTGTTCTACAATCTGAAGTGCGTCATCATTTAACTTACACATAATAGCAAGTTCAAATTGCATGTTATACGGGACTGGCATGTAAGACTTTTTAGTCTCAGTACCGTCATTAGGATCCTTTACAGTAAAGGTTGATGTTGTAGTAACTTTTCTGGTGGGATCATAAGTTAGTCCAGTAAACTCAAACGACATCCTTGGTAAGGTCATCGCAAATGGTTTATTCAGATCTGGAGACTGCTCTATCCTTGCTAGAAACTTTTGAGTAGGACCATATGCTAAAGGAACTTTTACAACACTGACAGTGTTATCATTAGAATCTTCATGTTTAATGGTAATGT